ATAGCGTAAGCATCACCTAAGGGTGATGTACCGATATTTCTAGAAGGATCAATCATATTTGTAATATATTCGCCATCATTGGTTTGTAGTAACGCTACAATCTCATCTAGATCGCTTACAGCCATTTCTGTTGGCAAATCCCCGTTTTCTCCACCTACGCAGTTTACTATAGACGCAGAAGATTCGAGATTATCTCTTTGAAGGATATCGCTGGTTTCTTTATAGGCTTGTCCAAGACGTGCTGCTGAGGCATTTAGAATTGGGTCTTGATTCGTAATTGTTACTTGACGAGTTAAAACGATATAAGTAGCATAGTTTCTAACTCTACAATCCACGTCGACACGACTTAAAAGCTGTGATGGTGGATTTAATTGAGCGTTGTCAATAGGCACTTCAAAAGTGTCTAGAGCATCGTATCGGGATTGTCGGTTAATAAAACCGTCGTTATCCTGAACTTCAATAACAGAAGCAAACAGATTGTGAATACAGTTTCTTTCAGGTGTTGAAAGAAGTTTATTCGTGTAGTTCTGTTGGATCTGGGAAGGCATATTTCCAAGATTTACTGACATAACTTAAAACCTCAAGGTTTAGAAGCCAGTCGCTTTGGCAGCATACCCCATCATTTCTTCATATATGCGCTTATTATCTGCTTGTGTAGTCACGTATGCTTGTGCCATAGGTCTTTTGTCATATGCGGTTGGAGATTGAACGGCTTTAGAGTTTTTCTCCAACTTTTGTATGACTTCCTTTTTATGCCTTGCGTCCGGTACTTTTTCTAGCAATCCTAAAGCTTTTATATATTTGTAAGTATGAAGACCCATTTTATAAGGGTCTTTCATCTGTGATATGGTTGCAGCAAGCTCTGGCTCTTGTTTTTCTAATATTTCTAACGTATCAACATTTACAACGTCAAAAAGAATTAGAATGGGAGAATAAGCAAAAGGATGAACTACTTCAAAGGTTAATGCAACAGCAACAGCCAAAAGTAGAACAAACAATTGCAGAACCAGAAGATGCCGATGAGGATTATGTTCCCGCTGGAAGAGTTAAAGGGATTGCAAGAAAGGCAGTAGAGCCGCTCATGCAAGAAATTAACGAGCTAAAAAGTAAATTAGCTCAGCAGGAACAGCAAAAACTCATTCAAAACTTAAGGACTCAATATTCTGATTTTGACGACGTTGTAAATGTTGATACGTTAGAAATATTAGAAAAACAAGAGCCAGAGCTTGCTGCAACCATTTCAAAATTAGACAAATTACTTTATGTCCAATTAAAATTTAATATTTATAGGAAATTTTGTCTAGGGGAAATTTGTATTGTTTTAAATACACCATAAATGTACCATATTTGCATGGCTACAATTTACGAAAGACAAAATAAAGATGGTTCACTGACTGCCCGTGTTCAAATAAGACGGAAAGGGCTTCCTGTTTTTAATATATCTTTTTCTTGTGTCGAAGAGGCTATAAAATGGGCTAAATTGAATGAGTATAAATATATCAATGATCCTGATTTGTATTTTAAATGGATAAAAGAAAAACGGCTTGATTTAAGAAGAAAAAGGGAGTTTGAAAGATGAGTGATAATTATATTAAAGAATTACAATGGAATGATCCTAAAAAATTTACTGTAGAATTAAATATGGATGCTGATTTTGCAGAAAATTGTTCTTGGCACGTTGATAGAATTGATTATACTTGTAATCGTAACATCGAAAATTCTTTAAGAAAAAGAAAAGTTAGCAACTGGGCATTAGTAGCAACTGCAAATACCCTTCAAGAAGCAATTCAAAAAAGCAAAGAAATTCAAGACGAAATGTGTAGAAAATCAGGAAAAAAACCTGTTGGATTGCCTATTTAAATTGAAACAGGTCTATTGTCAAAAGCATCAAAGAGCGTAACTCTTGGCGTTACATCTTCAAATGGAATCACACCAGAAGCAGAAGGAACGCAACAAGGTGGCGTTGTTCCAGGTTGATTAAGATTGGATAAAGAAAACGGTGTCCAAGTTGACGTATCTACTGGAACAGTTATCGAATCGCTTGTTATAGTCAACACCTTAGCTTGCACTTGATTTATTTCTGACATACCAAATTGTTTTCCAACACGAAATGATACAAGTTGACCGGGTGTAAATTCATGATTTGCTGTAAATGTTACTACAGCATATTGTTCATTGGTAATGGCTGAAATATAAGCAAGACTTGGATAAAAATTGTTACTTCCCACGTAACTTCCTGTCTTTAAAGCCAGGTATAGGAAAATAAATAGGTACTTTATCTTCTGTTTCACCATGCTTATAAAAGCCAAAATTATCTAATCTTTCCACACAATAGGCATAAATATCTCTAATAAATTCTCTTGAATATCTTGAGGCATTTTCTAAAATATTGGGGAATTCTGTTCTGTGAGGAAGTGACCAACAGTGTAGCGTTTCTTGTGTTTTTGGATCAGTCCAAAATACATGTGTGTTTTCCTCAGGGTATGGCCTAAACTCTGTTAAAATAGGACGGCGAAGTAGGATATTCTTAAGTTGCAAATCTTTTTTCTCATGCAATGTAATATAATAAGGTCTATCCTCAAAAGGATTTTCTTCAATTGCCTTATTTAAATCAGCAACGAAACCGGGCATAAGCTCTCTTGCCATATCCCCAGCCTCGATTCTGATTCTTTGCTGTGCTGCTCTAATCGCAATCGTGCCAATGGTATCTCTATCGGCATATTTACTTTTAGTCATAACGATTGTCTTTATAAGCTTGAGATTTCATTTTGCTTCCATCTTTTCCCATCTGTTTTTCTTTTCTTTCCATGTACTGATTTGCTTTGCCCATCATAGAGCCAGCAAATTCTTTTTCACCAGGCTGATAGTCTTTATTAGACATGCCATATTGTTTTTCTTTCATTTTATTGTCTCCTTAGCCAATAGGCTGATTTAAAATTAATTATGCTACATTTTTTTGATTTTGTCCAGCAGTCGGCGTTACTGCTGCTTCTGGTTGCAGTGCATTTAAAAGATTTAGCTTTTGTTCCATCTGTGTCAAGTCCATTCCATCTAGTTCTTTTAACGCTTTCAATACATTTAACAACGCTGCCGTATCTTCAGTGTGAGCGCGTTTTAGCTTATCTTCTGCTATTGCTACGTCTGTTTGTATTTTAGCGACACGCTCTTTAGCAAGCCCATCTTGTGCATTAGCATAGGATAGTTTAGTCTCATTATCCACTTGCATTTGCTGCATTTGCAACTCTGCCATCTTCTGCTGTTGTTCTTGAGCTGCTTTTTGATTTGCTTGTATTTTCTCAATGATCCGATCTTTATTTTGTATAGTCATACATTCTACAATTTCTTCAGATGGGAATAGATCTCCAAAGCGTTGTTGTAATTCAAATAGCTGAGCAAGCTCTAGTTGCTGTTGCGTCTCTGTTAATACGCCTTGGATAACTTTTGATCCATAAGTAAAAAACGCTTTGTCGTCAAATTCTGAAGTGGGTTCTTCTCCAATGACCGATTTTACTTTTCCATAACTCCAAAAATGCTGGATCATTTGTATGATGATATCTCCGCATTCTTGTTGGGATTCATCAAAATTATCAAAATACTTCTGTAGTGTTGTAAGGCCAGCTCCTTGCCTAAGCATTGATAAAACGCCCGCTTTATCATCAACAGCAGCCCCTAAAAGCTCCTCATTGACTCCTGATATTTCTCTCATCACCTGCTTTAGCATATCTTCCATTTGTAGCATGACGGGAGAGGGAGGAATGATTTGCATAGGCTGCACGTCATCCATGGTATAAGGAGCTTTGTCATTTATGACTAAAATACGTCCATTTCCAACATTTAAGCTATCTTCTGGAGTAACTAAAGCGCCTTTTTTGACTTTTAATCCTTGTTGCTGAGAGCTTAAAATATCTAAATCTGTGACTTTTCGTATGTTAAAAAGGTATTGGCTATCGCGCATATCCCTGACCATACCCTTAAACTTATATCCTATGTATGGAGTATCGGGATTGAAATTTCCATAAAAACCGACGTAAGGATATCTATCGATTCCATAGGGGCGTTGTTCATCAATCATGACGCGCCCGTTAATCAGTATACAACGGCTTACAGTTTGTTTTGGCTTTCTAATAAGTTTTAACTTACCCTTAAACTGTTGCATAATGACTCTAATATCTTCTTCATCGCCAAATATCTCTTTGACTTCTTGAGTGTTTTCATCGACTGCATAAATAGCTTCTCTTTGGGATAGATACCAATACTCATCTAAAGCCATGAGATTACGCACTTGAAGTCCAAAGTTTTCAGGCATGTAAAAGAATTTATTATCTACTGGATTAAATGTGGGGGTATTTTCGATTTCTTCAGCATGTTGAGGATATAAGAATTTGGCTTCTTCTTTTGAGAAATACTGTCTTGTATGAATAAAACGACAGTCTGACAAGTCTTTGTTCCTAAAAAATGGATCGATCATAATTGATTTGAAATCGACATATCTTAAACGGATATCAGGCGATACCGGGTCTGTAGCATAATCAGGAAATATACTAACAAGACCAAAACCTTGTACTAAAGAGCCTCTTTCAAAAGCATCTGAGTAAATGCTATAAGCATTGTTTTTATGAACGTGAAACAGGCATTTTGTAAGCTGATCAGCGGTTTTCTGTACTGGAGATTTTACAGGGATGACAATTGTAGATTTACGATTACGTCTTTGATGACCTGTCACCATCATCACGCTTGAATGCGTGAGATTAAAGTTAAACATCTTTCTTCGCTGATGAAAACCTGTCGGATACAGAGCCGACCACATATCAGGATCACCAAGCCAAGTTCTTTCATCAAGATCTGCTTGTCCCCATTGTACTTGTAGATTTGTGATGCTGTCGCTGTAGTTAGATTGCATCATGCGCTTGATGTCGTTGTCTTTTTCTACGCCTGGAAATGTGAAAGGATCATTGTTACGAGGCATGAAACACCATTATTATTTTATTTAAAAAATAACAGTGTCAAGAATTTAATTCAACAGTATAAGTCAAATGATTTTTTAGATCTTGATCATTAATAGATGTTTTGCTATGATTTAGCTTCTTTCCAAAAATCCACATATACTTTTATCATTCAAGACTTAAAAAGGTAAGATGCATTTTGTTAGTTACGTCTGATAATGTATCTTATGTTGTCAATTATCTTATATATATCAAGCAAATAATATGATAACTAATGAGTATTAATTGTCAATTTAAATTACGTTCCCCAATAAGCATTAATTGCTTTGATATCATCGCCCGCTTTTCTATTGTGATTAATAAGTCTTAAACCTTCCGCAAGATACCGTGCGGAGTCACACATATGGCTAAATTGATCATGATTTGGTTTCTCTTTATACACTTTTCTCTTCTCGTCATACTCTCGATGATAGTTTTCTAAACATTTTATTAAATGAGTACATCGATTGCTATTGATGATGATGCGTGATGACAATAATACTTTGACTGCTTCTATACCGTCAACAATAAAAGAACGTGGAACGACAGTGACAGGTATCTGCATATCCTCTAAGATTTCTCTACGCGTTAGTCCTGTCGATAGACCGTCCACATGTTCCACATCATGCGGAAATAGATAAGTTCCGTATTTGTATCCTTTACTCGAAAGCAAATCCTTATACCAGTGCAATGTTTTATTGCTATGTTCTTCGCAATCTATAATCTTAATCTGATCGCCATCGATCTGAAAAAATATGATAGCAGTACTATCATCCCAACCAAGGTCAAAGCTAACGTGGACAAGCTTATAAGGATCATAATTAAGAGGAATAATCCGCTCTTCATTACGCATTTTTGTAATAAGTTTAGCATAGAATGCACCGTCAACCCCTCTATCAAATGAGCATCCATATTCTTGCTCTGCAAGCTCTTCGCTCATCCCCTCTTGTATCTCTTTCTTTACATCTTCTTCTGTTAGGATGCCAGTATCTTTATAGGTAAGCGTTTGAGCCCACCAATCTGGTTGCGTCTTTGCCATCTGATATAGATCGTAGAAATGATTGCGTCCTCGTGGCGTACTGATAAATATAGCTGTCCCACCATTGATTTTAAGGATAGGACGTATAAAATCCCAAGCGTCCGGCGTCTGTAGAGCATACTCAGAAAATACGACTATTTTGGGATTGGTTCCCATCAAGCTATCAATGTTATCAGAACCGATTAATTGAAATAAAGACCCATTATTTAATCTAATTTTCATCTCTTGCTGATTTTTTTGTGCGATGTAACTTTCGGGAATATAATCCAAAATACGTAAGCCGTCATTTGTCGTTGAATCCCATATGACTTTCTTAGCTTGTGAGTAGGTAGGCATGATATAAAAGCAAGTGCATGTTTCATTAATGATTTGTTCAATACACCAGTTAAAAACAGTTAAATCTTTTCCAGCACGTCTATGACAGCACCAAATGGCTCGTTTAATGCCACCATTAAGCGCCCATAGGATCGGAAGTTGATAGCTTCTCGGATGAAATTTTGAGATTGTTTCTTGGATCATAAGGGGATAACTTTTGATAATTTGTCATAAAGCATTGATTTTTTGGCGCCTCTTCTTCTTTTGGTTTATCCCATCCATACTTATTTCTCATGATCATCTGTAAAGATGCAGTTGAAGCATCCTTATTTTTACCTGTTGCGGAGTCCTTTAAGACGCCTTCCCAAAATCCAAAGCCCTTAGATTCTGCAATTTCCTTTGTTATGGACGGAAACTCAATAGGATTCTCTTTGATGTAAGATAGCATCGTCCTACCTACACAAGAGTTATTTTGATCATCTTCGTAATACCAAGACTGATAAGATAAACCCTTTGATAAATGCTCACAAAAAGACTTATAAGCTTTTTGACGAACTTCAGGGTCTTTAATAGCGACCCCCCTTTTATTGCCGATTTCAGCGACCATGATATCCAAATTTAAAGTTTAAAGAAACATTTTGTTGTATTAAACTAATCTTAAATGGTAATTGATTTCTTGACAATAATCTTATATAGTTACTTTAAAAATATATTTATCATGAGAAATCGAGCTCAGTGTAAAAGATGTAAAGATGTGATTGAAAGCCATGACAGATATGATTTTGTCGCTTGCAAGTGCGGGGAAATAGCCGTAGATGGCGGTCAAGAATATTTTAGATGCATCACTAAAAATCATGAAAATCTTCTTAGAATGGACGAGCAAGGAAATATTATTACTCCTATCATTCAAGAAAGAACTTTAAAAAAATTTAAAAATCTAAAAAATCAGGAGGAAATTTGAAAGTTTTTCTATGTCTAATAATTATGTTAATATTTATTTCGGGAGCAATTTCAGCATCCGAAGGAGAACATAAAGCAGTGATATGCGACCTTTTAGCGT